GAAGGCGACGATCGCCGCGGACATCAAGGAAGTGTTCAGCGAAGCCCGCGCCACCGGCTTCGACGTCAAGATCCTGCGCAAGGTGATCGCGCTGCGCAAGGTCGATCCCGACCAGCGCGAGGAGACCCGCTCCTTGATCGACACCTACATGCACGCGCTGGGCGACGCCGGCGATGACGAGGAGGCTTTGGTCTGATGACACGATACGGAGCCGAGCCAGCGGACTGGCAGCACCTCGACCGCCTCGGCATGGGCCCCGATCTCCTGCCGGTGGTCTCGAGGCCTCTTACTGCAGGCGCGAAGATCAGCCCCAAGTCCGCGATGAAGGTGCCGGGCAAGACGCCCAGCCTTTACAACGGCGGCCAGATGGTGGTGGGCATCCCGCAGTGGACGGCGCACCAGGCAACGCCAAAGGAGTTGCTGCGCTGGTCCTCAGAGCCCGACTACGGCATCTGCATTCAGACCCGCGAGACCCGCTGCCTCGACATCGACGTGAGCGCGCCGGCCGTCGTCGCAGCGATCCTCCGCGCCGTCGCTGACGCCCTCGGCATCACCTTTCCGAAACGCTGGCGCCAGAACAGCGCCAAGTGCCTCCTGGCCTTCAAGCTGGTCGGCATCTTCCCGAAGCGCGTGATGCGCGTCGAGGGCGGGATGATCGAGTTCCTCGGCAACGGCCAGCAGTTCATAGCCATCGGCACCCACCCTTCCGGGGCCCGATACGAATGGGAAGGAGGCCTGCCCGCCGAGATCCCCGAGCTCACGCCCGAGCAGTTCGAGACCCTGTGGTCGTCCCTCGAGATCCAGTTCGCGATCGACACGCCCACGATCTCCTCGGCCACCGAGCGCAAGCGCGGTGACGACATCGACATCGCCGACCCCGTGGCCGACTGGCTGCAGGAGCAGGGCCTCGTCCTGGGCGAGGATCGCCGCGGCGGCCTGCTGATCGAGTGTCCGTGGACTGCCGAGCACAGTGCCGGTGAGCCGGGCGACAGCTCGACCGTCTGGTTCCCGGCAGGCACCAACGGTCACCCGACCGGCCACTTCAAGTGTCTGCACGCCCATTGCGAGGGCCGCAATCGGTCTGACTTCCTGGCCGCGGTTGGTTACGACGCCGGCGTTGCAGATGAGTTCGAGGATCTCGGCCCCGATCCGGATCGGGAAAACTCTGGCGGCGCCAATGACGCCATCAGTGAAAATGCACCGAGCGGTAAGTCCGGGTTCACCCTGATCCAGGCGGCCGAGTTCGCGGCGCAACCCTCCGGCCGGTGGCTGGTCAAGGGGTTGATCCCGATGGAGGAGCTGGTCATCGTCTATGGCGCATCGGGCGCCGGCAAGTCCTTCGTGATGATAGACCTCGCGATGGCGGTGGCCCGTGGCGTCCCGTGGCGCGGGTGCAAGGTGCGCCAGGGCAAGGTTATCTACATTGCCGCCGAGGGCGGTGGTGGCGTCCGCAAGCGGCTCACGGCCTATGCCCAACACCATGCGGTTTCGTTGGGCAGCGTCCCGTTCTACGTCATCCACGCCAGTCCGAACCTGCTCGACAAGGCCCAGGTCAAGGCCCTGATCGACGCCATCAACGGGCTCGAGGATGTCGCGATGATCATCTGCGATACCTTCGCCCAGATGACCGCCGGCGCGAATGAGAACGCCGCCGAGGACATGGGCCTGGCCATTGCCCACGTCAGGGCCGTGGGGCGCAGGTCCGGTGCCACTACAGTGCTCGTCCACCACGCCGGCAAAGACGCGGCCAAGGGCGCGCGCGGCTGGTCCGGTCTCAAGGCCGCCGCCGATGCTGAGGTTGAGGTCACGCGCGACGGCGACGATCGAGCCATCAACACGACGAAACAGAAAGATGCCGACGATGGCGCCAGCTGGGGCTTCAAGCTCGAGCGCGTGGCGATCGGCATGGATGACGACGGCGACATCGTCGAGAGCTGCGTGATCGTGGAGAGCGATGTCGAGGTCGAGGCCGGTGTCAATGGCGGGCGGCGCAAGGCGAAGCCCTCCAGGCGCCCTGCGCCGTGGGAGCAGGTGCTGCTCGACACCTTCCAGGAACTGGCGATCGGTGGCGACGTGCTGAAGACCGAATTAATCCTCCGCGCCGCGAACAAACGGTCGGAGGAAGAGGCGGGCACGCTGCGCGACAGGAAGAAGAATGCCGGGAAGGTGCTCGCGAGGATGTCGAGGGGCGATGGCGCGGCGTTCATCAGCAGCAAGGAGGACGACTATGTATCGCTCGTCCAGTAGTGGGGTTATTGGGGTTACATGGTGGGGTTATAACCCCACTTGCTTTTCGCAACCCCACTCAAAAAGGGGTGGGGTTATTGGGGTTATAACCCCACGACGTAACCCCACTAACCCCTGGGGTTGTTGGGGTTACTGGGGTTGTGTGTCTAGAAGACACAACCCCATAACCCCACCCCAGTGCCATTTTTTCACTTTTACCGGAAATGGGGTTGTAACCCCACCTGCTGGGGTTACAGCATGACCGGCCGCAAGACGACCTACCGCCCCGGCACGAGCTCCATCTGGAAGTGGATTGGCACGCCACCCGGCCACGAGGAGAAGCCGAACCCCAAGGCCCTGGCCGATCGGGAGAGGCGTCAGGCGATGGCTGACACGCGATCGGTGACGGGCAGGCTGCTCGGGGATCCTCCACCTGGGCGATCGGCGCTCGACCAGCGGCTCGAGGACGGTCGGCGCCGGGCCGAGGTGATCGAGGCGCTGAAACGGGTTCCCGAGAACGAGGGCACGAGCGATGAGTGATCACCCCGGCGACATCGTGAAGCCCACGAAGGAGCGGATGATGCGCGCTCCCGGCTTCGACGAGCTCACCGAGACGTTCCCTGGTGGCAATGTGCGGAAGAGTGGCGCTCGGAAGATCTGGTCGCAATTGGAGAACCTTTACCGCAACCGGCGGCTGACCGATGAGCAGCATGCCGCCGGCGAACAGTACTACCGGGACTGGTATCTCAGCGGCCAGTCACCCAAGATCACGTCGAAGATGGCCGAGTGGGTGCAGAACAGCGCAGGCGGTGCTGGCAACATGGATGCGGCCGAGCGGCGCGTGTTTCACAGCAAGCGTTTCCACCAGGCGAATGGCATCCTCGAGGAGATGGGTACACGCAAGTGCATCCACTGGCTGATCATCGCCGAGATGAAGCCCGAAAACATCGGCAGGAAGCATTGGGGCTATAAGGGAAAGCACTCCGCCGCAGCTGGAGCCGTCACCGGCATCAGCATTTCGCTGCAACGGTTGGCGGTGTTTTACGGGATCGCGAAATAACACTCACCGTGTCACATGGGTTTGTGAGAAATTGGCACAATCGAACGATTTGCCACACAACCTGACGGCCCCAGCCTCCCGGCACAGGGTGGACGATCCCAGCCGGATCACATCGCCTGCATGTCCCGGCCCGTCAGACCCCACCAGGAGCCACCGTGCGCCAGAGTCGAGCAGACAGCGCATCGTGGCAGCACCTCTACAACTCAACACGCTGGCGTAAGCTGCGCTTGATCCACCTCGGTGCTGACCCCCTTTGCCGCATGTGTGCAGACGAGGGACGCATCAAGGCCGCAACCGTCTGCGACCACATCCAGCCCCACAAGGGCGACGTTGCCCTGTTCTATGACCCGGCCAACCTGTCGTCCCTCTGCAAGCCGTGCCACGACAGGCACAAGCAGAGCGAAGAACGAACAGGCAAGGCAAAGCCGATCACCGGGTTGGACGGGTGGCCTGTAGGAAGCCCGTAGGAGGCCACACGCTGGCACCTTGAGGCGCAGCCACAGGGGTACCAGCCAGCCCCGCCGACCAAGCCCACGCCCCCGCGGCGCCACGCTGGGGGTGGTCAAATCTCTAGCGGGTTCCGACAGAACAGCGGTGCCGTTCAACAAATATTTACGCCGCAACTTTTGAGGGTTTTTGACCCTATTCCAACCATTCCGATCAGAAAGCATTGAGAAAAACGCATGGGCAAACGCGGAACGAAACCGAAGCCGCTGGAACTCCGGCGCCTTGAGGGGAATCCGGCCAAGCGTCCGTTGAACCTGGACGATGCCGTCGTGGCCAATGGCCGCCCGCAGCCGCCCGACTATGTTTCCAACTACGCCCGCGAAGTCTGGGACCGGGTCATCGGCTCGATGCCCTCGACCGTTTACACCGCTGCGGATCAGGATCTGCTGGCCGCCTATTGCGTGGCCTCCGATCTGCACCGCAGCGCGGCGATGCAAGCTAAGCGCGAGGGCGCCGTAATCCCCGGTGAAGGGGAAGGAAGATCGTACGTCAACCCATGTATCAAGGTACTGAACGAAGCGGCGCAGAAGATGGCCATGATCGGAAGCCGTCTCGGGTTAGACCCCGCCGCAAGGGCGAGCCTCAAGGTTCCCAAGGACGAGAAGCCGAAAAGCAAGTTCGCGGGCCTCGTCGCATTTCCGGGCGGTCTGAGCGAGTAATCGCTTTTATCGAATGCCTTACCATCCCAAGCGGTGAAGGGCAGGGCGGGCCGTTCAAGCTGCGGCCTTGGCAGAAGCAGTTCATCCGTGATGTCTACGATCCGTTAGACGATCGCGGGCGACGCATTGTTCGGCGCGCGGTGTTCAGTGTCGCTAGAAAGAACGGGAAGAGCGCCATTATCGCGGCGCTGTGCATCGCTCACCTTGTCGGGCCGGAAGCGATCCCGAACGGGGAAATCTACTCGGCAGCGACTGAGCAAAAGCAGGCGGGCATTATTTTCAAGGTCGCGGAGCAGATCATCCGCGCCGACCCAGAACTGGCGGCAATGCTTACTGTGGTGCCATCCACGAAAACGATCGTGTGCCGGTCCAATGGTTCGTTCTACCGAGCCATATCCGCGGAGGCGGGTTCGAAGCACGGGCTGAACCCGAGCGTTGTGATCTACGACGAGCTTGCGCAGGCGCGAACTCGCGAACTGTATGACGTTCTCGACACCTCGATGGGCGCGCGTTCGGAGCCGCTGTTCATCGTCATCTCGACGCAGAGCAACGATCCGCAACATATCCTGTCACAGCTTATTGATGACGGGCTGCGGTCTGACGATCCGACCACGGTCACACACCTGTATGCGGTGCCGGATGATGTCGAAGACGTATTCGACGAAGCCACTTGGAAAGCTGCGAACCCGGCGCTTGGCGACTTTCGAAGCCTCGATGACATGCGGACAATGGCGCTTCGTGCCGCTCGCATGCCGAGCTTCGAGGCGACGTTTAGGAATCACTACCTCAACCAACGGGTTGACGCGCAATCGCCGCTTATCGCGCGGTCTGAATGGAATGCGTGCCTCGTGGACGAGACGCTGAAACACGGCGAGCCGGTCTATCTGGGGCTTGACCTGTCATCGACCACTGACCTCACCGCACTGGTGGCGATCAGTGCCGATAACGGTGACCGCATCAAGGCGTGGTTCTGGAAGCCGGGTGATCTGATCCGTGACCACGAACACCGCGACCGCGCGCCATACGGGCAGTGGGTGCGGGATGGCTGGATCGCGGCCCCGGATGGCAGGGCTATCGATTACGGGTTCGTAGCTCGAGCCATAGCCGAGATCGCGAGCGACTATGAGGTGCGCGGGCTGGCATACGACCGCTGGCGCATCGACAACCTGATCCGTGAACTCGACGGCATCGGCCTCGCGTCCTACGTCGATGGCAAGGACACGGTGCCGAATGGCATGCGCCTTGTGCCATTCGGACAAGGGTTCAAGGACATGGCACCGGCCATCGACGCCCTTGAGGTGTCGGTGATCGAACGCCGCTTCGCTCACGACGGCAACCCCGTTCTGGGCTTCTGTTTTTCAAATGCCGTTGCGGTCACAGACCCTGCAGGCAATCGTAAACTGGACAAGTCAAAGACGCGGTTTCGCATCGACGGTGCGGTGGCTGCGGCAATGGCAATAGGGCTCAAGGCCCGCGACACCCAAGGCGGCGGCGAGACTGCTTCACCTTGGGACGATCCCAATTTCACGCTGGTGGCTTAATGAACATTCGAGAATTATTCAGCCGCAGCCAGCCAGTGGCCGAGGCCCGCAGCATTGAGAATCCGGCGATCCCCGTATCCGCCGACAGCTTCCTGCGGTTCTTCGGCATTTCGGGCGGCAACATTCCGGCTGTGACAATTGACAATGCCCTGAAGGTTCCGGCGGTTCACTCGGCGGTTGCGTTCCTCTCTCGGACCCTCGCGGCCCTCCCGCTCCATGCCTACAAGCGGACGGCAGATGGACCGGAGCGCCTGACCGGGAAGATCGAAATCATCATCCATGAGAACCCTAACCCGGACATGGACGCCTTCAAATTCCGGTCCTATTTCTGGCAACAGGTGTTCACAGGCGGTCGCGGTCTGGCGTGGATTGAGCGGGCGGGGCCAAACATTGAGGCCATCTGGCCGATGGACCCGACCAAGGCGACGATCAAGCGTGTCAATGGTCGGATCATCTACGGGCTGGACGGTCGCGAGTATCCTGCGTCCGATGTGATCGACATTGCCTTCATGCTCCAGCATGACATGCTCAAGCATTACGGGCCTATCGCGCTTGCGGAAAAGGCCATCCAGCTCGCGCTGTCGATGAACGACTATGCGTCTGGCTTTTTTGCGGGCGGTGGTGTCCCGCCTCTGGCGCTTGTTGGCCCATTGCCCCAAGGCGCAGAAGCCATGAAGCGCGCAATGGCCGACATTCACCGCGCCATTGAAGTTGCCAAGTCGAGCGAGAAGCCGATCATCCCGATGCCGCCAGGGCATGAGTTGAAGCCGATTGGCTTTGATCCCGAGAAGGGCCAGATGACGGAGGCGCGGCGGTTCCAGGTTGAGGAGATCGCTCGCGCCTATCAGATGCCGCCGGTCTTCTTGCAAGACCTGACGCATGGCACGTTCAGCAATTCGGAACAGCAGGACCTGTTCTTCGTCAAGCACCTCGTCGGCCAGTGGGCGGCCGCGCTCGAAGGCGAACTAAACCTGAAGCTGTTCGGGCGTCTAAACAATAATAAATACGTTGAGCATAACCTCGATGGTCTGCTCCGTGGTGACTTTGCTTCCCGCATGACTGGTCTGGCTCAGGCCATCCAGAGCGGTGTCCTGACGCCGAATGAAGCGCGTCTGATCGAGAACAGGCCAGCGCACAGCAACGTGGCCGCAGACGAATTGCACATTCAGGGCGCAACCGTGCCGCTTGGCAACAAGCCGCCCGCGCAGGAGATGCCTCAATGAACAACCGCGAACTCCGTCTCTTGACCGGCCTCAAGGTCGAAAAGCGAGAAGATGGTGCCGACTATATCCCAATGATTTCCGGCTATGCCGCCGTGTTCGATACCGAGACGGTGATCGGCGGCAGGGAATGGGGCTTCCGCGAAAAGATTGCCAAGGGCGCTTTTGCCGAGGCGCTCAAGACTTCTGACGTTCGCGCGCTGTTCAACCATGAGGAGGATCACGTTCTTGGTCGCCTCAAGGCTGGAACGCTGCGGCTGACGGAAGACGAGCGCGGCCTCAAGGTTGAGATTGATCCTCCCGACACGCAGGATGCGCGCGACCTCATTACCAAAATGCAGCGCGGCGACATTGACCAGATGTCATTTGCGTTCACGATGGAAGGCGGCGTGCAGACTTGGGACGAGACGGGCGACATGGCTCTCCGCACCATTGAAAGGGTCGGGGCGCTTTGGGACGTCTCAGTTGTTACATTCCCGGCCTATCCCGAAACGGAAGCCGCAGCGCGCTCGCTTGCCGCCGTTCGCAAGGAACGCCAGCGCCAGAACTTTAACAACGCCGCTGCGCGACTAAAGCGCAAGGCGACGCAGGAACAGAAGTTCCGCAACATCTGAGTTTCACCCGCGCAAGCGGAGTCGGCGAGTGGCTTCCCGCTGCTGGCCTTTTCACCCCATGGACAGAAAGGATTTACAATGTCCATCACCGATCTGCACGACAAGCGGGGCCGCCTCGTTACCGAAGCCCGTTCCGCTCTTGAAGAGATCAAGTCCAACGCCGACGAGAGCCGCGCTGCGGAACTTGAGTCCCGTCACGACAAGATCATGGCTGAGTTCGACAAGCTCGACGCCACGATCAAGCGCGAGGAGAAGGTCGCCGAAGCTGAACGCCGCGCCGAAGATGTCCGCGCCAAGCAGCGCCCGATCCCGCAGGACGGCGAAGCTCGCGGCCAAGACAAGGCTGACACCCCGGAATACCGCATGGTCTTCGCCAAGGTTGTCTGCGGTATGCAGGACGAACTGACCTCCGAGGAGCGTTCCGTTCTGCGTCAGGGTTCGGCCAAGTTTGAGGCCCGTACCCAGACCGCTGGCACGACCACGGCTGGCGGCTTCACCGTCCCGACCGAACTCGCCACCTTCATCGACCGCGCCATGAAGGCGTGGGGTCCGATGTATGACGAGGCGAACTGCTCCGTCATCAGCACTTCGGCAGGAAACTCGCTGAAAATTCCGACTGTCGATGATACCTCGGTGGTGGCTGTCGCCCACACCGAAGGCACTGCGCTTACCGACGATGCCGGTTCCGATGTTACGTTCGGCCAGAAGTCGTTGGATGCCTTTGCGTTCGACACCGAGTTCGTGAAGTGGTCTTGGGAACTCAACTCCGACAGCATCTTCGCTATGGAGCAGCTCCTCGGTGATCTGCTGGGTGAGCGTCTTGCGCGCATCGCCAACGTGCAGCTCACCACCGGCACCGGCTCGTCGGCTCCCAACGGTATTGTCACCGCCTCGGCTGCTGGCAAGACCGCCGCGTCGGCCACGGCCATCACCGCTGACGAGATCATCGACCTCCTGCACTCGGTTGACCCGGCTTATCGCCAGTCTCCGAAGGCGCGGTTTATGTTCAACGACAGCACGCTCTCGGCAATCCGCAAGCTCAAGGATGGTCAGGGCAACTACCTGTGGCAGATGGGCGATGTAACCGCCGGTCAGCCCGGTACGCTGCTCGGCTATCGCTACAGCGTCAACCAGGCGATGGACAGCATTGCCGCGTCGAAGAAGGTCATTCTCTTCGGTGACTTTGGCAAGTATTACGTTCGCAAGGTCGGCGGCCCGGTGGTCGGCGTCATGCGCGAGCGTTTCTGGCCTGACCTCGGCATCGCTGGTCTGATCCGCTTTGACGGCGAGATCGGCCAGTCGGCGGCGGTCAAGCACCTCGTCACCCCTGCATCGTAATCAAGAGGGCGGGGGCTCCGGCTCCCGCCTTTCCTCTTTGGAGTTTCCGATATGAAGATCAAGTTGCTCGTTTCGTTTGCTGGCGTGGACTTCGCGCTGGACGCTGGCACGGAAACCGACCGCTTCCCCGAAGCCGAAGCCATCCGCATGATTGAAGCCGGTTATGCCGAGCCCGTTGCTGTGGCATCGGTTGAGACTGCCACCCGCAAGGTCCGCGAGAAGCGATAACCATGTGGTATCCCGCCTCCGTTGCCGCCCCGGCGTCTGAGCCTGTCACGTTGACACAGGCAAAGGCGCAACTTCGCGTGGATCATTCCGATGATGACACGCTGATCAACAGCTTAATCAAGGCGGCACGGGCGCACATCGAGGCTGCTTGTGCATCGCGGTTTTCCGCGCGCACGGGTGTTTCATTCAAGTGTGATGGGTTCGCGGACCTTGCTCGTCTTCCAGAGGCCCCGGTTTCCTCCATCACTTCCATCACTTACCTTGACACCACGGGCGCATCGCAGACTCTCGCCAGCACTGTCTATGAAGTGCGAGCCGATGGCCTTGACGTTGGCATTGTTTTGAAGACTGACCAGACTTGGCCCACCACGCAGTCTGGTTCGCGTGTGACGGTCACGGCGGCGATTGGTTATGCGACGGCTCCAGAAGACATTTGCCACGCGCTGCTGATGCTTATCGCTCACTGGTATGAAAACCGCGCCACTGTGAACGTCGGCAACATTACCTCCGAGCTTCCGTTCGCAGTCAATGCGCTGATCTCTAACCATCGGCGCGGCGTCTGACATGGACGCAGGGCAACTGGACCGCAGGATTGTCCTCAGTCGGGCATCCTCAACCCTCGATGGTTTCAACGAGCCCGTCTATTCCTGGGCCACGCTGGCGACCGTGTGGGCGCAGATGGTGCCGGTTAACGACGGCGAGCGGATGCGGGCGGGCGAGACGCTCGCGAACATGCAGAACCGGTTCACGATCCGGTGGTCCGCTACAACGGCCACAGTTGACCCCCGCGACCGGCTGACGTTCAACGGGCGCGAGTACGATATAAACGGCGTCAAGCTGATCGGGCGGAACGAATACATCGAGATCACCGCGACCGCTCGGGCGGAAACGCCATGAGCGTGATGGTGTCGGTCGCCGGCTTGCGGGAATTGGACCGGGCGCTGGGGATGCTCCCGAAGTCTACGGCTCGAAACGTCCTGAAGCGCACGCTCGATAAGGCAGCGCAGCCGATTGTTGCGGAGGCCAAGCGCCAAGTACCGGTGAAGACGGGAACACTGCGCGACAGCATCACCGCCTCAACGCGGATCAAGAACAAGACGGGAAGCGCAGAATTTGCTTCCGCTATGAAGGCTGGTCTTGGCAAGGCCGCCGCCCGGTCTGCACTTCTCGCTGCACGGCGGGCGAACAAAGGGCAGGGCTCATTCGCTGAAACCTATGTCGGCCCCGCTCGCGGCAAGGGCGTGATCCGTTACGCCCACATCGTGGAGTTCGGCAGTAACGACACAGCGCCGCATCCGTTCATGCGCCCGGCGTGGGACTCTACGAAAGACCAAGCCTTGAGCATCATCAAGGCGGAACTTGGCAACGAGATAATCAAAGCTGCGAGGCGCGTTGGCCGCAGCAAGAAGCAGTCCCTGGCCGCAAAGCAGAGCGCGTCAATGGCGGCGCTAATGGCTTTTGAGGCGGGATACTAAATGGAAGAGGCCCTCGTCGCATATCTGCTCGCTATCCCAGCGGCCAATAGCGCCGAAGCGTTGCTGCATTCTACGGTTTACGGGACAGAGCGCGGCGTGGCACTGGACTTCACGACCAATGCCTATGCGTCTGCGAACGCCACGGTGATGACGCTTCCCGCCATTGTTGGCTCGCGCATCCATTGGGTTCGCTCTCCGCAGGGTTCGGCCTCGCCTCGCGTGGTACTCTACAAGATTTCCGGCCTGCGGGACATGACGCTGAACAGCGGCCCCACTGGCTACGTTTCCAGCCGCGTCCAGTGCGATTGCTTCGGCACCAGCTATGGCAGCGCCAAGGCAGTCGCCCGCGCCCTAGAGGCCCGCCTGAGCGGCTACAGCGGCACGACCGGGAATGTTCGCTTTGAAGGCGCGTTCCTCGTTGGCGAGCGCGACGATTTCTTCGACACGGACACGCCCGATAAGCTGTTCAGAACCAGCCTTGATTTTAACATTTGGACGAAAGGAACTTAACCATGCCCTCCACGGCTGTCCTTGGCTACAACGTAGACTTCGCCATCTACAACGGCTCGACCTACACCCAGTTGGCCGAGGTCACCAACATCACCTGGCCCGGCTACAAGCGCGACGCAATCGACGTTACCTATATGGACAGCGCCGACCAGTTCCGCGAGTTCATCCCCGGCCTCATGGACGCTGGCGAGGCGACCGTCGAAATCAACTGGGTGCCGTCCAACACGGATGTGATCGTTGCCGCTCTCACGGCTGCGACGGTCGGGCAGTTCAAGCTCACCTATAACGCTGGCGCTAACCTTGTGTTCAAGGCAATCGTGACCAGCTACGAAATGCAGTCGCCCCTCGGTGAAAAGCTGTCGGCCACGGCAACCTTCAAGGTCACCGGCAAGCCAACCTGGGCTGCTTCGTAATGGCTAACCCGGCGCGCGGCGAGGTCGCCTTCCGGGTGGCAGACGAGGACTATGTCCTAAAGTTTACCACCAACGCGATCTGCAAGGTTGAGAAAGAGTTGGAAGAGGGCCTCAATTCAATTCTCCAAAACATGCAGCGCGTGACCACCGTTCGCGCGCTCTTCTGGGCGGGGCTGCACTTCTATCGGCCCAACCTCACCGTTCCGCAGACTGGCGACCTCATCGACCGCGTTGGCATGGGACCGGCTACGGAGGCCATCGGCAAGGCGCTCACAGCAGCGTTCTCTCCTGCCACTGAGGGCGACGCCCCAAACGCATAAACCCAGAAGCACGCACCGATTGGGACGATCTCCACCTGATATGGATGGCGAGCGGCCACGATCCCGCGCGGTTCTGGGACCTGACAATGCGCGAAGTAGATCGCGAGTTTCGAGCAACCGCAAAGATACGCGAGCGCGAGACAAACGAAAGGCTTTGGCTGGCTTGGCATATTGTGGCGCTAGACCGAACCGAGAAGCTGCCGAAACTTGAGACGCTGATGATTAAGTCAAGCGCACCCAAACCGAAACTGGCAGGCGATCAAATGCTGTTCGCGATGAAGTCGATCTTCCTAGCGTTCGGTGGCGACCCGGCAGACTTGAGGACTGAGTAATGAGCCAAGCACAGATCGGTAATCTGAATGTGTCGCTGGGCATCAATACCGCCCAGTTTGCGGCAGGGCTGTCGCAGGCTCAAAGCTCGCTTGCCACCTTTGGCAAAGGTCTAAAGGCGTTCGCTACCGGCGCAGCTGCTGTCGGTATCTTCAGCCAATCAATCGCGGCGCTAAAAGACGTTGCCGATATGGGCGACGTTGCCGAAAGCATCGGCATCACAGCCGAGCAGATGCAGGTGTTCAACCGCCTCGCTCTTGCGTCTGGCGCGTCAACCGATGTGATGACGCGCGGACTTCAGTCAATCGCGGAGCAGTCCGTAGACACCAATTCAAAACTGGCCCAGCTATTCGCGGCGAATGGCCTGGTAACATCCGGCAAGACTATGAACCAGATCATTCTGGATTTCATGGAACTCCTGAAGAATGCGCGAACGCCAGCCGAACAGTTGGCTATGGCGACAGAAGTGCTCGGCGCAAAGGTTGGCCGTCAGCTTGTTGAAGCTCTCCGCACTGGCTCTCAAGGCTGGCAGGAAGAGTTCGGGAATATGCGGGAGTCCGGGAACTATCTTGCGAACGAGTCTGTTGTTGACGCACAGCGGATCGAGACAGCTTATAATCAGGCTATTGCAAGCATCGCAACCGCTTGGCAACGGATGGTTGTCAAGATGCTGCAAGGCGCTGAGAATGTTGCGGCTGCTCTTGATCCTATCATCAATCCAGACTTCTCAAAGCCGACAGCTGGTGGCGAGTTGTTTCGTTATCTATTTGGCGGGCAGACCACGCCAGGGTTCGGAGAGTCTCCGGGGTTCCTGAAGAACTCACCGTCTGTAAACATGGGGCCGATGGGAGGCCCCGGCCAGTTCGCTCCGATCCCTTCCAAGGTTAGCGTTCTGCCAGTTGATCCGCCCAAGATACAGAAAATCACAAAGGAAGTTGACGAGGCGACGGATGCTCTTGAGCGTCTGAAATCTGAAGGACAAACCTTGTGGGAGTCAACCCGCACACCGATTGAATCCTACCAGCTGGGCATTCGCAACCTGAACGGCTTGTTGCAACAGGGCGTTATCGAACACGACACATACGACCGCGCAGTGAAGCAGCTTCAAGACGAGTTCAGCGAGGCTGTTCCTGCCGCTTATGAGTTTGGAACCGCGCTCCAGAGCATCGGCCAGACAATCATGGACACGCTGGGGTCCGCTATTGAAGGTCTGATTTCCGGGACAATGAGCCTGAAGGACGCCTTCACGAGCATGACCGCGAGTGTTGCTCAACAGCTTTCACAGCTGGCCGCGCAACTTATAAAGTCTTCAATCTTCAAACTGCTCTCGATGCTGGCCGGTGGCATGGGTGGCGTCACGGTTGGCGGGATGTCGTTTGGTGGGTTCTACGCTGACGGCGGCAACCTCGGCTCCGGCAAGTGGGGCATCGCTGGCGAGAATGGTCCCGAGATCATCCACGGGCCTGCGGCAGTCACGCCGATGGGCGGTGCTTCAGCGCCCCAGATGAACGTGACCGTTATCAACAATTCGTCGGCCTCGGTGAACACCCGCAAGAACTCTCGGGGCGAACTGGAAGTGATGGTCGAGGACATGCTTGCCGAGAAGCTCATTCGCGGCGGCAACAAGATCGACGCGGCGCTTGCTCGAGGTTACGGGCTTCGGAGGGCTGGCAGATCATGACGATCAGCCAAGCCCTTAAAGAGGTTTACGCTTCGGCCCCGGCGACACAGCGATATGTAGAGACACTCTCCTTCAGCCACTCTCTGTTTCCACAGACGTTCTATATGACCAACGACAACCAGCCGTGGTCCTACCTTCTTGAAACCGGCCAGCTGGTGACCTTCTCTGTCATGCCATTCCAGATTGTCCTGCCGTCCCTCGACGGCAAGGGCAACCAAGACATGAGGCTGACCATTGCCAACATCGGTCGGGAACTCATCGACCCACTTGAGGCCGCCATTACTAAACCGTCAGAGCCGGTGCAGTGTGTATACCGGGTGTATCTCGATCAGGCCTCGAGCAGCCCGCAGAACAGCCCGCCGCTGGCCCTCATCATCACCGGCGTCCAAGTCAACCGGGACGCAGTGTCTGCAACGGCGAACCGTACGGACGTTTTGAGCAGGGCGTTCCCGTATAATTTCTACAAACTGGCAACATTTCCGGGCCTCCGTCGATGACCTTGGATGATTTTGTCGGGCTTCCATACCGCGAAGGCGCGCGAGGTCCAGACGAATACGATTGTTATGGCCTCGTCGCGGCGGTGTTTAGGGCCGTGCGCGGCGTTGAGTTGCCAGACTGGTATCAGCCTGCCCCCGGCCAGCGAGGGGCCTCACGGGCGATCTCTGCGGCTCTGGCTGGCGAGGTGGACGGTGGTCGCTCTGTCCGGGTCAATTGGCCGGATGATCTGCCGGAAGAGTGGGACATCGCCATCGTCGGCAGCGCCGACCGCGCGCACCATGTCGGTGTCTGCGTGGCTGGTGGCGTTCTCCACGCTTCAAAAGCGTTTGGCTCTGCGTGGCATTCGCTCTCGCGGTTTTTAACATTTTATCCTCGGACGGAGTTTTACCGGTGGCATCGCTAGTCCTCCTCCGTAACCCGCTGGCACCGCACACGCGGGAGGTTTACCCGTTGCCCGACGGCTCGCTGGTCATTGACTGGCTGCAAGAGCATTACCCCGATGGGTTCGGTATGCCCTGCCGGTTCTACCTTAACGCCACCGAGAAGCCGCTCGACGATCTGGACTATCCGCTCGCCGACGATGATGTGGCGACGATTGCGGTCATGCCTGGCATTGATCCGGGTACAATTACGCTGAGTGCATTCCTGATCCAGCTTGCCATCGGCGCAATCCTTGCGGGTGCCTCTCTCGCCCTCACATATTTTTTCCGACCCAAGGAACCGTCCGGTTCCAAGGGCAAGCCGCTCACGATCTATGATGTGTCAGGCGGCCAGAACTCAGCGCGACTTGGCGAGGCCGTGCCTGTGGTCTACGGCTCAGTCCTGACCATTCCGGACTACATCGCGCAGCCGTACACGTGGTTTGATTGGTCACAGCAAAACTTTCAGCAGCCTTACAACGGCATCCAATACCTCGACCTTCTGCTCTGCGTGGGCCAAGGCAACATTGACGTTCCGAACATCTATCTTGGCGACACTGGATCAACCACACCAGATGCCGGGGTCGTGACATGGCGGGCCTTCAAGCCGTCCGAGCATCAAGGCACGATGGGCGTGATCGCCACGGCAATGGGCGGCGGCTTTTACGAAAACGTCGTGACCTCGCCAGAGGTTAGCAATCAGGAGTTCGTGGACGGTAACGACGTTGCTGGTTATTTTGCCACATGCAAATCCGGTAACAAGGGGCGCTACTTCCAGATCGACATAGTGTTTCCCGCCGGGCAGACCAACCCGTCTGACGGTGGCAACGTCAATGGGCGCGACACGCAGTTCCGAATCTTGTGGCAGGAACTCGATGACAACGACACCGCGGTTGGCGCAGTGGTGACGAAAGTTGTGACGGCCTCGACCAACAGCGCGAAAACGGTCACAGACGCCAACGGCGGAACTACCGTCACAACATCGACAACAGAGAAGAACAAAACGCAGATCGGCTCCCCGATCCGCAGATCATACAAGATCGACACCGGGCGCAGCGCCCGCTGGGCGGTGAAGATTGAGCGCATCACCGCCGCGCCGAACGCGGTGAACGGGACCGACCGCTTCATCTGGACCTCGCTGAAACTGTATGCCGATTACCCGAGCGGCGCGGCATACGGCGATGTGACTTTGTTGGCCGTCCGCGTCAAGGCATCACAGGGACTTGGCAACGACGCCTCTGTCCGCATTCGTGCGCGGGCCAACCGCAGGCTCCAACCGCCAGGGGGCGGCACTGAGGTCGCCACCAGCAGCGGCGCTTATGCGTTTGCCGATGTCTACACCAACCAGACGTACGGGGCGAAGCGGCCAAGCAGCGAGCTTGACCTGACCGCCCTTGCCAACCTCCACACGAAATGGACCGGCTACCAGTTCAATTTCGTTTTCACCGACCGGACAACCGTGTGGGAAGCACTGCGGACAATCACCACCCCTTTCGCCGCCGAGCCGGTGCCGGTCGGCCCGGTCATGTCTATCGTGCAGGACGGCGTGAAGGCGGTACGTTCCGCGCTTTTCAGCAACGCCAACATTGTCTCGAACAGTCTGACGGTCGGCTACTCCTGGGACGAGGAGGGAGCCACGGACGGCGTCGAGATCGAATACATTGACCCCATAGATTTCCGTCCGGTTTATGCCCTTTATCCCTCGACGGCGTTGCGACCAGAACAGTTCATGCTGCCCGGTGTGACCAGCGCCACACACGCGGCACAGTACGCGCTGCTGACTTGGCAGCGCCGCCAGGGTCAGCGAAAGCGCGTGACCTTTGATACCGAACTTGAGGGCATGCTCCTCCAGCTGGGCGACCGGATCGGCGTATCGCACAACGTCCCGAAGTGGGGAGACAGCGGACTCATCGTTGCCGTCTCTGGCCTCACGCTGTCAGCCGACCACAACCTTGACTGGTCGGGCGGCACCAAGTCGATTGTGCTCCGCAAGCCAGACGGGTCTGTGACCGATCCGATCTCGGTGACGCGCGGTGTGTACGACTATCAGATCGTGCTGCCGTCCTCGTCCCCCACCACGATCAACGTGGACAACGACTACGAATACACCTCGTTTGCCTTTGGCTCATCCTCGACATTGGTTCGGGATTTCATTGTGACATCGACGCAGCCGACCGGAGAAAACACTGTGACGGTTGAGGCTGTGAACTATGCGCCCGCGATCTTTACGGGCTGCATGAGCTATATGGTCAGCTGATGGAAACCTTCTATCCGAGCGATCTGCCGCTGCCAAAGATTGAAGGCTTTTCGGCAGAGGTTGCGTCTGGCCTTATAAAGACCGAGACACCAACCCATCAGGCGCAGCGGCGCGTGTTCTCGACCATGCCGCATCGCTTCTCGTTGACCTTTGTCCTGAGCTTTCAGAAATGGGCAACCTGGTATAGCTGGGCGTCAGGCAATGGCTATCGCTGGTTCGATCTGGAACTCCCGACCATGTACGCGGGAATGGTATCTGCGGACATCGCGCCGATCACAGTCCGGTTTGTTTCCGACATTGTTGCCTCAAAGGTATCGCTGACTGATGTGCAAGTCACCGTCATGGCGGAAAGCGCACCGTCAGCGATGATCCAGAGGCAGACGAGCGGCGCTGAAGGTCTGCTTGGCGTCACCCGGAACAACTATGAGCCCGCCGGAATTGCGCTCGACTTCACCGATAACTCGTCGGCTGTGAGAATCTGATGGCAAACTATCCAGACGGCTTGCCCCTTCCGCTTGTTGCGGACTATTCGGTTGCCACTGTCATGGGTGTTTCCGCCGTTGAGTTCGAGGGTGGCAACAACCGGCAGCGCCGCACATCGGCTCGCCAGCGTCACACGTTCGGCCTGTCGTTTGTGTTCACCACGGGGCAGCTCTGGGAGTGGCAATCATGGGCCAACCAGAGCGGTTACGATTGGCACCTGATGCTACTGGAGAGCGCCTACTCAGGGTTCTCGTCCCTGGGCGACCGGCTCATCCAGCACTATATCCGCTACACCTCTGACATTGGCATTGAGACGATTGGCAACGGCTACCTCCGTGTCATGGTTTCGGCAGAGCTCGATCTCGACCGCCCGCCCAGCGGAAACATCTCAACGACCGGCAGCTGGTATGTGGCAGGCACGCCCGCCAGCCCAGCAGCCGACACGATCACAGCCGGAAGCCCGTCTTCACCGGCCACCAACACGATCACGGCGGGTACGCCCGCAATCCCCGCCGCCTAAAGGAACATTCAAATGACTGACACCGCCGCACGCCAGCGGCAGCTCATCGGCTCGACTGCCGCATGGGCTGCAAACAATATTGTCCTCGGCAACGGTGAGATTGGCGTCGAGGTTGTCTCCGGGTCAGACGTTCGCATCAAGATTGGCGACGGCACCTTGACCTTCTCTGCGTTGCCCTATGCCTCGGCCTCTAGCACGGCAATCAATGCAGCCACTCAGGCCGCACTCGACGCAAAGGTTGCCTTGGCTGGCGGCACTATGACCGGCCTCCTAGTCCTGTCGGGTAATCCATCCGCCGCACTTGGTGCCGCCACAAAACAATACGTTGACGCGATCAACACCAGCCTTTCGACATCAATATCTGGCAAGCTCTCGACCGCTGGCGGAACGCTCACCGGATCGCTGACGCTGGCCTCCGATCCATCGTCTGCGCTGCAAGCCGCCTCCAAGCAGTACGTTGACACAGCCGCCGCGCTGAAGGTGAACAAAGCGGGCGACACTATGACCGGCGCACTGGTGCTGGCCGCTGACCCGTCAGCCGCTCTTGAGGCAGCCACGAAACAGTACGTCGATGGCGGCGGATATCAGACCACAGTGGGCGGCTCCGCTACCTATAGCGGCAAGGTGGTTAAATTAAACTCCGTCGGTATCATTGACGGCTCAATGCTTCCGGTTGCCGCAACCTACCTCGGAACCGTCAGTCTCACCGCCGCCTACGCTCTGTCTGGAACATTCTCGACCGGCAACTACTATGCCGTGTCAACGACAGGCACCGTTGACAGTTCGTGGAACAGCCGCCTCACTGGCTCGCCTGCAACCTGTAGCGCCGGTCAGTCGATCATCTACAACGGCGCTACAAGCAAGTGGGACCTAGTCGGTGACACGACATCCGCCACTGCCATCAACGGGAAGCTCGACAAGGCTGGCGGCACCATGACAGGGGCGCTGATCCTCGCCGCTGACCCGACTGTCGCCCTTGGCTCCGCGACAAAGCAATACGCTGACACCATGCTTCCGAAAGCCGGTGGCACAATGACGGGGCTTGTGACCTTGTCTGCCGACCCGAGTTCTGCGCTGCATGCCGCCACGAAGCAGTACGTTGACAGCGCAGGCACTGCGGTCACTTCTGGGTACATCGCAGCCGACACCGCGCTATCCAGCACGCTGACATCCTCTATTGCTGGCAAGCTGCCGCTGTCCGGTGGCACCATGACCGGCGCGATCACGCTTTCCGGCGCTCCGAGTTCTGCGCTACATGCGGCGTCAAAAGATTACGTTGACACATCTGTGTCTGGATTTGCACTCAGGTCCAACAACCTGTCGGACCTGTCCAACGCCGCGACTGCTAGGTCCAACCTTGCCGCTGCTGGCACGGGCGTCACCAACACATTCAGTCAGGTCCAAACCTTTAACGGCGGCATCTCTCCGGGGGTGGTTATCAAGGGGCAGGGAGGCCTAGAGGGCGGCGAGCTTCATTTAGAAAAGCCAGCGTCTGGGTCAACCCTTGCTGGGAATGTATTCATTGACTCTTATGCTGATAATATTCGTATCCTTGAGGGCGGCGGAACCTTTAGGGGTGCCTACCTCAACATAGCCAACTGCGCGTCTGGTGCAGGCACCGCCATACTGACAACCGCTGACCAGCAGACGGTGCTTCTCGGTACGCTGACCACGACAAGCGGGGCCACTGCACCTCTGACAGGTCAAAACCTCTCAACATACCGCCAACTCTATATCTCAGTTTCCAACGTGTCCGGCACGAACGGAAGCGCGCGATCGCTTACCCTCAATGGCATTGTTTGCAGTTCTTCCGCAAACACTGCGGCATCAACTTATTGGGGCTGGATGACGGTTGATCTTAATTCGGGGCAAGGCCTTCTTATGTCACAGAGCTACATATCACCCTCTGGGCTGTTAGGCATTACGCAGGGCGTCACTGGACTCAATCGCGGCTCAACCTCAATCACGTTTGGCTGGGATGCAACCAACTTGTTCGATAGCGGAACGATCCTTGTCTACGGCTTGCGCTGACCTCTGCGCTGCATTCATCACTATTTGAAACTCCAAATGAAGGAATAGACTATGCCTCAGAACACCACGAAGAATGTGGCCGCTGCCACTTGGACCCAGCTGACCGACGCAAACATTGCAACGGTCACGTTCCAGAACATCAGCGGCAATTTCGTGCTTGTGAAGGGAACCGTTGGCGCAACAGCCCCGACTGATGTCACTGGCTCGATCCGCTATAACCCAGGGCAGGGCGAGCGCAACGTCTTGCTGACCGACCTGTTCCCCGGCTTGTCCGGTGTCAACCGCGTCTATGCGTGGGCTCAGGACGGCGCACAGGTAGTCGTGAGCCATGCGTAAGATTGTGTCGCCGCTTGACGGCATTCGATCTCCGCTGAACACCTACGGGATTGCTGCATTCCCGGCTGCGGTTCTTCTATCGAGCGAGCCCAACGGTTTCGCCATCGACTTCATGTCTGACACTTATGCGATCAGCAACAACAGTGGCGCTGAAAGCCTCATCTTCAATGATGGCTTTGGCTTTGCCGCTGACTTCACAGACAACTCTTATTCGGTGAGGACTTAACATGCCGACAACCACTGGCAAGGCCAGCGAGCTAATCACGTTCTCTAGAACATCGAACGCAACGCTCGTTGATAGCGACGGGCGCATAAAATGGGCTCCCCACAACCTCCTGCTGGCGTCTGAGCAGTTTGATGCTGCTAGCTGGACGAAGACAAACCTATTGGCTTTTGGCTCAGGCTCTACTGCTAACACTATTTCCGCTCCAAACGGGACTACTACAGCGGATTTACTGACTCCAAACACCACAAACGCGTCTCATCGCACTGTAGGTCAGACACTTCCGGTTACTACGTCTATGACATTTGCCTGTTTTGTAAAGGCTAACGGCTACACAAAAGTTGGTATCCGTGAGAGCGATGCCTCTGGTGCTGGTGCTGCGTTTAATTTGTCTGGGTCTGGATCAGTTATTGGTGTGTACGACACGGCTGGCGGAACTGTGACAGAACCAAGCATCACGCCGCTGGCGAGTAATTGGTTCCTGATCTCTTGTAAGGTATCGTTTGCCAGCAACACTCAGATGAGTTGTGGCATTTATATTCTGAGCCCATCCTATGCGTCAGGCGATCTTCAAGTGTCTTGGGCGCCCAATGGAACGGATGGGATTTATGTTTGGGGCGCACACGCCTACCGCAGCGACCTCGGCGGCATGAAGGCCAACACCTCCGCGTATCCGATGTACAACCCGACTACGCCGAAGAATTTGCTGGGGTTTAGCGAGGACTTCAGCAATGCGGGGTGGACAAAAGCTAACATTGCAGCCTTTGGGTCTGGCTCAGTATCGAACGCCATCCTTGCGCCGAACGGATTGCAGACGGCTGACAAAATAGTTGCCTCTAACTCCGCCAGTGCGACACGGGCCATATACCAGAACTTCACTCCTGTATCAGGCAGTACATACGTGGTTTCGGTCTACGCAAAATCCGCTGAGTACTCCAAGCTTGCGCTTCAAGAAATTGCTGCGGGGCGCTTTGGTGCTACATTTGATCTAACAGCGCAGACATCTACATCACTTGGCGGTGGTGGTTATGTCTCAAGCAGCATCACTCCTGTAAGTGACGGTTGGTTTAGGTGTAGCGTTACATGGACTGGTAGCGGCGCAGCCGCAGTGACAATGATTGGTTATCCTGCTGGCGCTACAGTATCAGCGTCGGGTACCTCGTATGCTGGAGACGGCACCTCTGGCATCTACCTCTGGGGCGCACAACTCTCCGACAGCGCGTCCCTCGACACCTACGTGCCGAA